CATCGGGTGCGGAGATGAAAAAACTTAACGGCAATTTTATTTTTTCATATATTATCTTACTCTTTTTCTGTCCAATGTCAAATAAAATTTTCCAAGCCCTTTTTTTGCCGATATGTCGGCTTGGTGGTTGTTCAGCGATGGCATTTGCATGTTTCTTTGATGTGCCTTTATTTTCAAGATTTGGCAATTAAAACGTCTTATTTTTGCGGCAAGCGTTTTCATGATGACGTGCATTCTTTGCTGTTGTGGGTTTCTTGGCTTTTCCGTTACCTCTTGGTTGATGTATGCCAAGGCTGTTTGAGAATCGGTGTATATGGTGCATTGTCTGCCGCCAGATATAACGCAAGCGGTGTGAATGGCAAACATCTCGGCAAGGTTTATGTTTTCCACCGGAAACCAATTTGAATAAGTCCGCTCTTTCATGCCGTCTTGAACAACAATTCCCCATCCGGCAACTTTTCTCTTTTGGTCAAAGCTCGCATCTGTCCATATTTCCATGTTATCCCCCCCCACAAAAAAACCGGCAGAGTTATCTACCGGCATTCATATTTTTTTGCATGATAATTCTTTTGGCGGCTTCGGCTCGCTCTCTCTTACCGCCATGAACAATGATATGATCCGGAAAGTCTATTTTTAACCCCTCAATCATGTCATCTTTTTTGCTTTTGTTTTCCACGGCAAAAATCGGACACCGCCCAAGTTTTATGGCACATACGTAATTCCCAATTTCAACTATTTTGAACTCTTTTGGCAAACTTCTAACTCCTGTCTTAATTTATTTATTCTACCTATCCATTCCCAAAAATCCTCATATTGTTGGTATGGAATGTTTTTTAATTCTTCATAGACTGGCTTTCCGGCAACCGGATATATCGGGCAATAGTTATCATAGCTTGCCATTTTGCATGAGCTCAAGCAGAGAATCCCTGCCAAGATTAGGCTGAGCGTGTATCTTTGCTGTTTCTTTGTTAACATATTTCACAACCTCAATTTGTTCTTTTACTATTTTTAACTCGCTATGAGAACGCCCAAGCAAATAAGCTCCAAGCAGAGAAGAAATAAAAAGAACAAAATATACCGCATATCTTACCATATCAGATAACCAAAAGCAAATCCATAGAGTATTTCGGCCAAGTTCTTTGGTTGCCCAATCCACTCTGGAGCGTTCCATAACTTTGGAAACTTATCAAACAACCACCAAGAGCCGTAATAAATCGGAGATGATAATAGCCCAATAGCAATAAAGCTCCATTCTAGCAAAACAATAGCCGGAACACTCATCGGTAAGGTGTATCTAAGCCACATATACCACCAATCATAAAATCCGGTATATTTTTGTTTTCCGAGTTTATCATATACCCAGTCAAGCGGAATTCTAAACCATCGGTCATAGCTATCCGCTGTTTGCGTGGTGCTACGTCCGCAATCCAAGATTTCTCCGACAGCACGGCTCCAGAATTGAAATTGTATCCAAGCAGCCAAACCAATAGCGACCCACAACTCAGTTTGTCCAAACAGGGCAACAAATATGCCAAAAATCATTACAGCGGTTTGAACGCCACGGCCGCCTAACTTTTCATCAAACAATCCGCCATACCATCGGCGAAGAAATGCCCAAATAAAAGCGTTTATAAAATTCATATTTTCCACACTCCGGTTTTAATTAATCTTGCAATTCTTTTGGCTCTTGCCGGTGTTTGTCTTGCGTATGCAGAATTTAAGCACTCTATGCTTGCTTTTTCAAAATCTCCGGCATCCATGGCGGCAATCATATTCTTAAACTTACAAACTCCGGCCACTCCCATTTGAAAGCCCATATCTATCAAAGCATATTTGCGTTCATCATCAAGCTTGAAAAAGCAACGGACCATGTTGTCAAGCAAATTGATTGTTTCTTTGATGTCGTTTTCAAGCAAAAAATATGCTTCTTGCTTGGTTATGTTTTCCGGGTCTTTAATTACCAGACGTTCGGCTTCGGTGAATGGCTTTGCTTCCAAATTGCGGCCGATGCCGATGGTTCTTTTTCCGGCAGAGCAATAATAAGGCTTTGCTCTAAACCCCTCATGAAATTCTAAACGTTTTTTAATCTCAAGTAAGTTCATATGTTTTCCCAAAACAAAAAAGCCCGAGCTAATCGAGCTTGTTTTTTATTTTATCAATTACAACGTCTGGGTTTTCTTCTACTTTTTTTAATACGCTTTCAATAATCATATAAAGCCTTACCGCAAAAAGGCCAACAATCCCAGATAATCCAACTTTTACGCTGTATGGAATGTCAACGTATTCAAGCAAAAGACCTGCTAACATTGAAAAAATGAAAGAAATAACCGCATCTCTTATCGTTTGCTTTATTGATACAAAAGGTTTAATCAACACCGATACGCCTCCTATACAAGTCCCAACAATAGCGTAGTCACGCAAAGTTTCTCCAATATCCTTAAACAATTCTTCTCTCCGGTTTATTGAATCCCCTTAATTTGAAGATAAACCGACACCGGGGAATTTGTCAACCGGACTAATCTTTTACATAAAAAAGACAGGATACAGCTTTAAAATCTGCCGTATCCTGACCTTTGAGGGCTTAAATTAAGATATAACCAGAGAGATTGGCCGGATTGTTTTGTGGGGGATTAAATCCGTTTTAATTTTTGCCCTCATTGCTTTTCACCTTAGATAGAAACAACGCCGCTTACGGTTACGGATGTGTTTGCTGTCAGAGTGAGATTGTTTTCATCAACGTAGTTGACTTGAACATCAACGGCATCGCCTGTTGCATCTGCCACAGAAACGTGAACAAACTTATATCCAAGTCCGTGGTTTACGTTTTTGGGAGTGTTTGCTACCAATGCCAAGTTGTTAATTGCAAAGCGGCTGTCTGCTTCGTGATAGCTGTGCAAAACTTTCCAATCGGTATTTGCTGCAGTGTTGTCGGTTGTGTCCGGGTTATCAACCATAGCCTGCAAACGGTCGCCTTTGTGAACAGGAATACCAAGCAAAGAACCATCTGAAGAAATATACCACCAGTCGCCGCCGTCAATTGCACCTGCCGCACCTGAGCCTGCCGTTGGCAAACCAAGAGAGGGGTCTAACTCGCCAACAAAGGCACCCAAGCCCAAAATCTCAGCATCGATATAGGCACGCAAGGCGGTGTCTTGTGCATCAAGTTGTCCTTTGGTTGCGGCATCGGTTGCATTAACACCATCGGCAATGCCGGTGATGGTTCCGCCATTTAGGTTCATGTCATAATAAAAATTTTTCTCTACCATTTTCTTCTCCTATTTCAAGATGACGTATCCGGTCATCGGTTTATTCATTTCAACCATAATAATTCTGGTGCTTTCAAGGTTTTTAACCTTGATGTCGCACTCGATTTTTTTGAAAACATTGTCAGATATTTTCTCAAACACTTGCACGCTTGGGTTGCTGATGTTGGTTTCAAATTCCAAGTATCTGGTGTTTGAAAACTCGTGCTTCAGCCCAATGATGTGGTCTATCTCCAAAAGCAAAGGAGCGTTGTCTTTGTTTACAAAGATTGCATAGAACTTTCCGGCTGCAATCTTTTCATCATCAAAAGTTACAATTTGCTGTGTCATTATGCGTTGTCCTCAAGTTTGAACTTGCCACTGTCAATGTCATACACAAGAATTTTATTATAAATTTCTGTGCCGTCCGCTTTGACAAACTTTATCTCGTTGGTTTTTGAAAAGGCATCATCTAACGCCAATTTTGTGACTTCTGACAGTTCCTCAAACTCATAATCAAAACGAATAAGGGGATTTGCAACGGTTGAAGTCTGCAAATAAAAGCCGTCATCTTTATTCGATTTGCCATAAAAGCGGTAAGTTTCATTTGCCTTTACGCTAAATGTAAACTTCGGGCTTTGAATGTTTTTAGGGGTTGTCCGTTGTGCCTCAATCGTGGTCGCATAGTGCGAACCTGCCACTTCTGAGCTGTCCGACACTTTTTCAAGCCAAAACTCACCATTGTTTATTGTTCCTTGCTCGTTATAGCATTGCGCCTGATAGCTCATTGTTACAACACCGTCAGCCAAGAACTTAATATCGCCTTGCGTTTTGTTTGGGTCTGTACTTCCGGCATCCGTCCAAGCGTTATCATTAACGATTTTGTTATCACCGCCGCTGAACACCCCAACCGGCAGTTTTGTTTTTGTGCTGTTTACGGTATAGCGATAACTTGCATATCCGGCAGGTACAGCAACAATACTTCGATAAACATAATCAAGGTTGCGCAAATACTGCTCGCTAATATGCGAATTGTCGGTTATCATCACTCGGTTAAACCACGGCGTGATGTCAGCCTCTAAGTCTTTTAGTTGCAGAGTACTTGGCATTTGCGAAACGTGCTGATACATCATTATAGCAATGCCTTTAGAGTTATCCGGCACCGTAAATATTTTTGTCTGTGTATGTTCTCCAGATACAACATCTTCGCTTATAAACATATTGTCGACAACACGCCAACCCGCCGTAAATACCGGATTAGAGTTATTATAAGACAATACGTGCGGTCTAGGAACTGGAACAACAGAGCCGGTATATTCCAACAAGGAAACGTCAAAAGCATTGTCTTTGTCGGTAAGGGTTGCCTTAACGGTGATATTTTTACCACTAATATTCCGGCTGTCATATTCGTCATAAAACTTCATAATATCCCATACCGGAATATCTTTTCCGTTGTCCTTAATCATCAAATGATAATTGTCAACAGCCACTTTGCAAGGGGTCGCCAAGTTCAAGAAAGTGTTATCTCCCAGTTCCATTTCTCCGGTTATCTCAGTTTCTGCCTCTTGAAACAGCAAGAACTGCGCAAGATTGAGAGAATTAAAGCCATAATAAACCGTGTCAAAACCAATTCTAAAGCCTGTGAAAGCCATAAACGACAATAAAGCAAGGCCGGAACTTTCATCTTTGCTAATAGCCTGCAAACAGATTTGTGTGTTCGCTCCGACTGGGATAACCTCATCATTCGGAAAGCCTAACTCAATTCTTAAATGTACGTTGGTAAATGCTTTTGCTTGAAATTCGCCGATATATAGCTCCGGCTTAATTGTATCACCCGCTTTGTAGTCAATCTGTGCTGCCATTGGCTGGCCGTTATTGTCTGTCAACGGCGTGTCTGTATCATCAACAAGCTCTAACCTAATAAAGCCGTCCTGTGATACTGTGTTGTCAGTTCTTAAATTCGGCTCATAGTATATTGCAGCAATAAATGTCGTTCCGCCGCTGATGTTTGGGTCGTCCTGTGGGTCAACATCATCAACAACAAAAGATTTGTCTTGCATATTTGTATAAACAAAAGAACCGCCCTTAACTCTTATATCGCCAAAGTAAAGTTTAGCGCGGCCATATTTTGAGTTGATTAACTGGTCATTGCCTAAACAGGCGTGTATTCCCTCATTATGCTCCTGCAATCCTCTTGAAAAATCGGCAATGCCGCCAAGGTTTGAAATCCGCAAGGACTTATCCATTGATTGTATTTTATCGCTTGTGAAAGTGCGCCCCTCAAAATCCGTGAAAGTCAAACTTCCACTTGTTGACATATCCGGCTCAACCTCTAATATACCGCCGTTTTCCGTTACGGTAGATTTATTAAACTGAACCGAGTTAATCCCAATATGCGCATTGCCTTTGTCATCAGATACCGCAAGACTAAAATCGTGCGTTGTTTCGTGTGGGTAAAATTCCCAATTTGAATTGTTAGCAATAGGCAACAAATAACCGACATAGCCGGTATTAGTGATTGTTAACGAAGTGGATGCTCCGTTTATATGGTCGGAACCGTTCGGCTGTAAAATCAAAGTCGGGTTTGATATTCCGCTTGCCGGTATAACTTTAATCATTATCGTTTTATTTTGTGCTATCGGTGGCAAAATTTGCGTGATTGTTTCATTGTCTGTATTGAACTGATAAGCAAGCACAAGCGTTGTCGCTGTGAACGGGGCTTGCGACAAGTCCACTGCTCCGACTTCTTCAAAATAATTTGCCTCAAATAATGCCCGTACTTCGTCAGGTGTCAATCCGCCACCAGTGCGCCCAGCCATGTCTTTATAAGCATTTGTTAGCTTTATTTTCTCGGATAAATCAGAGGTTAAAACATTGTTAAGGTTTGTTTCGGCTTTGTTGCCTAAATCTCTTGCAGTATCAACCAGAGTCGTATGAGATGACGTCTTTTCAAAAGCCGTTTCTAAGTCCGCCACATCAACGTCCGACAAGTCTTTGCTTGCCTTTGTGCTGATTGCGGACGCTTGTCTTTGCAGCTCTTTTCCGCTGTCAGTGGCTTGGAACTTCTCGTCAAGTTTGGCAAGGTCAACATCTTTTAGGTCGGTTGTCAGGCAATTCTTGACGGCTGAACTGTCTAATCTTTCATCGGCTTTGAGGGTTTGGAGCTTATCTCGGATTTTCTCCGGGGTTTCATCAGCACCAATTCCTAATGCTTTTAATTTTGCTTGCAGTGCAGCATCATCTGCGTTTGAAAAATCTTTGTTTAGCTTTTTTGGGAGTTCGGCAACAAGGGTATTATATGCCGGAAGATTGTTCGGGGTTGATTGTGGGTTGTAGGCTTGCTTTTTGTGTCATCATATAAACATTTCCGGCAACGGACAATGCCAACAAGCCGGCAAGAACCCATGTGGCAATGACCCATGGCTTGGCTACAACTTTGGATAATGCAATAAGTTTTTCAAGCTCGTTCATTGTTTATATCCCTTTTATTCTACATACGGATTGCCGGTGTCTATATCTTCTGACATTTTTTTTATCTGTTCGACATATTCGGCCTCGTCTTCATCAGTCCAAGTTCCTAAAGCCTGTTTGCGAATTTTGCGGAGGGTCAGCGGGTCAGTATTCTGTGAATATGCTCTTTTTCTTCGGCTTTCGATGAGCTGATTAAGCTTTTCATCGGGATATTTATGATATACGGCTACTTCTTCAATATAATCCCCCTTGTCAACAAATTCAAAAGTATATTCACCGTCGCAGTCGTGATAGAGCTGTTTATTACCGAGTTCTTTAACCGGTTTATAGCCCTGCTCCTGCATTCTGGATTTGTTAACTTCAAAATCATCTCCCATCCAGTCGATATATAGGCTTTCCTGATTAAACGTCATTTCTCCGTTGACAATTTTTCCGTATTTCATTACTGATTTCTCCTTACAAATTGTAATCTTCCATAACCATTTTTATCATCGGAACCATATCCGTTCCATACCGATGCACCGTTAGAACCGCTGCCGCCGTTGCCGTTTGCCTCCAACTCAATATCAAAGAATGTGTTAAAAGTGCTGGAACGGTTGACCGTAATTGTGCCGACGCTGCCGCGCGGGTCTGCCGACCAGTTGTCTTTACTCGACGTTGCAACAACCAAATTATACCATACGGCTTTATTGCCCCACTCTGCAACTTGCAGCTGGCTGTCTTCACGCTGGCCGCCGACGGTTAAACGTAAATGGCACTTTTGCTTAAAATATAATTTGCCGATGAATCCAGCGCCAGAACCTGCACAGTTACAGCCGATATAGCACCAGCAATACGAGTTCCCCCCACTAACTAACCAGAGCTTATAGACCCCCGGGGCGTGAATGTCAAAATCGTGCACTGTTGAAGAGCCTGGATTGTCTATCGTGTAGTCTATTTTTCCGCCGACAAGAAAAACCAGACTAGACCCGTTATAAACCTCTGCTATCTGGTTAAGTTCGCGATAGTCATAATTGTCATTTTTGCTTACTTCGTCAATACGGATAACCTGCTGGGCATTTAATTTTATTTCAGCAAAAGACACTCGGCCTTGTGAAGACGTCGAAACATCGCCACCCGCTCCGCAGGTAAATCTAAAGAATTTATAATTAGCGTTAAGATTAAAAACGTGTGACCACGCCGCACCTGCTGAATTATTGCCCAAGGGGAAATCTTTAATTGCAGTATAATTCACGCCGTCATTAGAGCACCATAACCGCCAAACAGTATAACTTTTATAATAGGAATCTCGATTCCTAAAATCAACTGAAGAAAGCCTTAACAATACCGGTGAATAAAATTCCACCCATTCATTTAAGCTATATGCAGCAGCTTCCCAGTGTGTGGTCGGATTATTGTCAAATGCTTTAAACGCTACACTACTGTTGTCATATTGTCCTGAAGCGCGGGCAGCATAATTGCCGCCGCCGACGGTGCCGTTTTCGCCCAAAATAGGCATACCCCAACTGCCATAAACATATTTATAATATTTTATGAGGTCGCTGTTTATAACTTGCTTGATTTTAGAATTTCCGTAATAAATAGGCATTTTTACTCCTTAACAAAATAGTAAACACCATTTGTAGGAGCCGATGGAAGACTGTCAACTGTTTGGAACATGCTTTTGTCGGCTTTAACTGACAAATCAACATTACCCCAGCTCGCATTTGTTCCGTTGGTTGTAAGAAATTTCCCCGATTGCCCTGATTGGTCTGGTAACAAAACATATTCTTTCCAATCATCAGAGCTTGCGGTTGGTTTTTTGCCTTGGTTATCTCTCAAGGCCTGATATATCTTTCCGTCTTGACCTAAGCAAAAACCGCCCTCTTTGTAAGTGGTGGTATTGTTCCAACGCATGATGCCATATTGCTCGGCTTCTTTAATGAGAGTGTCTTGCAAAAATGCGTGCTGGTTAAAGTCTGAGCTATCCACAATTGTTTTGAATGGCCATGCTTTGTCAATGGCTGTGGAGTTCAGCGTTGTATCTCTGTATGTTACTCCGGCAACCGGCGGTGTGGGAATGGTGGTCTGTGCATTTTCTGCCCAAATCCCCGGAAGCGTTGTGGTTCTGTTTTGTATAGCCATTTTTTAGCCCTTTCTTTCAATAACATTTTTTATGTTCATAGTTGCAGGATACGGAATATTTGCCGTTTGGTCAACTTGGTTGTTGTCGGCAAAATATGTGAGGTAGTTTCGGTTGGTCTTGCTTATGGATTCCGGAACAATCAAATCTACATCGCATTTGTCCGCATCGGAGAAAGATACATAAATTTCCATAATCTCAAATATAATTCTTTGCAGTTCTTCTCGTGATGCAAATTTGACGTGGTTTTTGAGTGCCTTGCCCCACAAATAGCGGCGGTACATGTCATCGCTCATATTTTCAATAACGGCTTGTTCTGCGTTCTTTACCCAAGCAGAGCCTTTGTCTGGAGCAGTTTCCGCATCATCGGGAGCAAACCAGAAAGATGTATCATAGTTGAAATATGCCCTTTTTTGCCCCAAAATCTCGCCAATGAGGTCTAAGTCTTCGCCCTTGCCATAAAAGATAAAACTTCTTTTTTGTAGGTCAATTATAGCCTTATAAAGCTCTTGGATTTCTTCCATGTAGGCTTTGATAATTTTGAGAAATATCGGCTTTTGCGAATATTGGTACAAAACCCTTTTTCTTGCTTGTTCATAAAGGCTTTTGTTTTCGTATTGAGAAAAATCAAGCTCCAAATTTTGAACCGTCATCTTTTTTCTCCCTATACAACTTCTACCTTGATATTGGCTTCCTTAAATACGGCAACTTGGTTCCATGCAATATCAATGTCGTTTTCTGCGGCGGCTCCTTGGCCATGCTTGCCAATCTTCAGGCTGTTGACCTTAAAGCCGGGGACTTCATTGACCGGAGTATATAACCTTGTGCGAACAACGTCCACACCGGGAGCAAAACCCTCTGTGGCTTGCAAATTATACTCGGCATAAGTGATTATGTTTTGTTTTATCTGGTCAATGGCATCTTGCTTTGAAGCAGGAAATAAAGCGGAATCTGTAACCGTGATATTGACTTCAACATCAATCTCTACTTCTTCCGGTCGGCTGAATTTGATTTTGTTCACTTGGCCTTGGTTGTCGGTAATATCCACCTCGGTCGTGCCAAAAAAGCTGTTGATATTTGCAGATTTTTTTGCAATAGAGTTTGCAATGTCTTCGTTGGTGCCGCCAACAACAACCGCAGCCACGCTCTTGGCTTCAATTCCTCGGCTGTCAGTGGTCAATCCGGTGTTTTGATATACACGAGCAAATTCCACACCGGGGACATTCAAAAGACCAGAATAAATGGTATCAATTTGTCGGTATGCCGTGTTTGATGTGGCTCTTTGTTGTTCAAGGTGGAGTTCCTCATCTGTTTGCGGTTCTGCTCCCACAACCACAACACCGGTGTTTGTGACGTTTGTCCAGCCGTATGTTGGTGTTTTAATTACAATTACCGTATTGTTGTTTGGGTTGATTGGCCCTTTGGTTAATGCGGTTGCCGTGCCGGTTGCGGTTCCGTCCGCTCCAATTGTTACCGACTTATCCACAGAATAATTAACAGAGTTTTCCACATCTGAAATAAGCGAGCCCTGAGGAATGGTTGCATCTTTCAAGCCGGTGAATTTGACGTTAATTTGTGTTTGGCTGCCAAACTTGGCCAACAATCCGTTGAGCTGAATTAACCCTCGCAAAATGGCTCCTTTGGCATTTCTGGGCCTACGAACGTTTGAGGCTTGGAACGCTTGCTCCCAACATTCGGCAATAGCTTCCGCAACAATAAAACTAAATTGCATAAACAAGCTATCGTCACTTTCGTTTTGAAAAACCTTTTCTCCGGTTTTTTCATCTGTGATTTCGGTTATTCTGGCTTTAATGCTCTCATAGACGTCTGAAATTCTTTTTGGCTTGAAGCCGGTATCTGTCATTCCAAATTCTGCCATTTTTATAAATCCTCGCTAATTGTGAAAAACTCGCCTTTAACCTTTATTTCGGCATAGACCGAGCATGAGTTTGTTTTATTGTCAAATAGCAAATTTAATTTGCGGATTTCTTCAACCCCCTCGGTATTAAAAATCTCTTTACGTAACAATAAATTAAACTTTTGCACGTTTTTTGTGCCTAAAATTTCAGTAAAATAAGGGATGCCGGCAGGAGTGTAGTTTATCCATTCGCCTTTCAAGCGGCGGATGCGTGTGACAACTCTTTGAGCAACCTCATTGCCACCGGTCACATAATACATCTTGCCGTCTTTTGTGGCAATGTCGCCTGTTTTTTCGCTTATCGCCATGTCAATGCTCATAATATTCTCCTATTCCGGCGGTTGAGATGGTACTGGTCCACCCGGTCCGGGGTTATATTTGTGCGTGTGTCCTTTTCCGCTTATTCCGGCAG